GGATATGCAAGTGTTCCTGCAGATTTGAGACTTGCAGTATTTGATTTGATTACATACTACTTGAAAGATGAGCACAAAGAGCGACGGTCTATTGCTGGCGCTAGTATTCAGAATCAAGCAAGTACAAGTCAGCGTAATAATGTGGCATTTCCTGACCATATTAAACGCGTACTTGATCTTTATAAAAACTTTTAATGAGTAGTCCAGCTTTAAGAAAAATAGCTCAAGCAGCTCTAGACGAGCTTAAAAGAGACTTAAGAAAAGAAAAAATAGAAGCTTTACCTTATAATCTTTTAGGATTAAAAAAGAAAACAGTTTTAGACGAGTTAAAAGTAATTTTTTCAGAAGAAGTATCTCTTGACCCTGAAAAAGCCAATAAAGTTTTAGAAAGTATTTGGAGAAAATTTAAAAAACGTTTAAAACAGAACGAAGTACAAGAATTAGCAAAAATACCTAAACAAAAACAAGGTGTCTTAAAAAGAAGATTAAAAAAATTTATATCTGAGAGTGGTTCCAGCGTAGGATATATTATTGGAAAATATAGTCAAGGAGCTACTTTAAAGAGTGGAAGTGGTAATAGCTTACAAACTATCGCAGAAGAAGCTTTCTCTACAGCATTTAATAGAGATCTTAGTGATAAAGCAAAACAAATTGGAGGAGCTAGTAAAGATACTGGATTTCAACTAGAGCATGGAGGTGGTCAAGGATATGCTGCTTCTACTCTTAAAGTTGCAAGAGCAAAGAAAGCTGCCCAAGCAAAAGCAGCAAGGTTAGGCGCAACGAGAAAAGAAACGCAACAATTATTTGATCTTTTTGTAGACTACGAAAATGATATGCAAATAGAGTTGTCAAGAGTTTATGATATTGATGCAAAAACAGGAAAATTAAAAGTTGAAGTTACCCCTACTCTTTTATTCGGCAGGGCTATTGATAACCAAGAAGCGGCAAAATTAGAGTCTGCTTATTACAATATTTTACGAAGAGGTACTTCTGCGAGGGGTACAACAGGTATAGAGGGAATTATAAACTCTAAGGGGTCCCCTTCTGTACCTGATGCAATTAGTCAAACTTTAGTTTCTACAGCGGTGGGAACTAAGAAAAAGAAAAAGAAAGTAAAAACAGAAAACTCTATTCGAACAAGAGTTAAATCTAGTAGTAAAGGCAAGTCTCAAAAAGCCAAAACAAAAAAACAAGAAAGTATAAAAGGTATTGTAACTCCAACAATTTTTCCTTTAAATTATAAAAGGAAAGGTAAAAAAACAGAAACAGTAAGAAAGGGAGTAGCTGCTGCACCTTTTGCACTGATAGGCGAAATAAACAGGCAGTTGCCTCGTACTTTACAAAAAAATATGCGAGATCCTCGATTAAATTATCAAACAGGAAGATTCGCAGATAGTGTAAGAGTAGAGACAGTAAATGAAACTACGGCAGGATATCCTAGCTATGGTTATACTTATCAACGAGATCCTTATCAAGTATTTGAAACAGGAATAGGAAACTCAAAATGGGCAAGCCCAGAAAGAGATCCAAGAAAACTTATTGATATGTCAATAAGAGAAATTGCAGCTCAATATGCGATAGGAAGATTTTATACTAGGAGAGTATAGTGGCGGAAAAAGCAGCACATAGACAGTATACCAGCCGCCGATCTGCTATTACTAAAGCTCTTGCTGATAAAATAGCAACAATTGATGGACGAGGCATATATCATACTGCAATTGCAGAAGTAAGTCCTAGATTAAAATTTTGGGATGAAGTAGAGGAATTTCCTGCAGTACATTTAAATGCAGGCTCTGAAAGTAGACAATATCAAGGCGGTCAGTACAAAGATCGTTTTTTAAATATTACAATTCGATGTTATGTAAATCAAGAAGATGCAGTTGATGCACTAGATGAATTGCTAGAAGACGTCGAAACAGTTTTAGAAGAAAATAGTAGGTTTGTGTACTACGATAGAATGGGTCTAGAGCAGTACACTCAACAAATCACAGTCATTAGTATTGATACTGATGAAGGTGTACTAGAACCTTTAGGAGTCGGAGAAATTCTGATCGAGGTTCGATACTAGAAAATGCTGGCACGAACAAAAGTTCACGTCCATGCCTTTTCAAGACATAGGAGATAATCTATGGCAGATAAACTTTATTTTAGTCGCGACGCGAGACTCTATGTCGAACTAAAAAGTAATGCTGGCGCTTTCCAAGGAATTTGGGAAGTTCCTGTACTTGATGGTTTTAGTTTTTCGCAGAGCACAAATCAAACCGAAATTGGTTTGAATGAAATGGAAAGTACTGCAGGTATTAGCCGACGTGGCCGACGTCTCTTTACAGACTCTTTGGCTCCGGCGGAATGGGCTTTTAGTACTTACATTCGACCCACGAAAAAGGGGGCTAATCATCACCTTGTAGACGAAGTTCTTTGGGCAGCTATGGCAGGTGCAGACACTCATGAAAACGCTCAGAGTGCGGGAACTGCTGCAACAACCACAGAAAGTGTAGATTTCTTTAGAAATACGTCTGATAAGGCTACCAGTGCCCCCGTAATGGATGTTAGTGCTGGTACCTTAACTTTTGCAGAATCTAATCGTTCTACTCTTCCAAATATTACACTTTATTTTGTGTTTGAGACAGATACTACTAATCCAATGGTCTATAAACTGTCAAATGCAATTGTGAATGAGTGTTCAATCGACTTTGATATTGACGGTATTGCAACAGCAAATTGGTCCGGTTTTGCAAAAGAGGTAACTGATTTGCAAACAGCAGATGCAGTATTTGTAGGAACAAGTAGTCCTAGAGCAAGTTCAACTGCCTCTAATATTACTACGATTACTGCGGCCGCCGATGCAGTGCTTACCTCAAGTTCTCATGGGCTTGTAGTTGGACAAAAAGTTACAATAAGCATGGAGAATGCAACAGGAACCGATGCCGCCGATGTGGAGGCTCTTTTTCATAATAAAACGTTTACTGTAGCTACTGTTCCTACATCTAGTACTTTTACTGTAGGTGTTGATACTTCTACTAAAACGTTTGCTTTGAGTGCTACTGCGACAGATACTACTCTAATAACAGCTACATCAGTGTATCTTGACAGTAGTTCAGACTTAGATTTGTCTGTAGCGTATGAAGTTACTCCAGGTACTCCAGGTTCAGAAGCATTCCAAGTAGCTTACAGCCAAGGAGTAACTTCAACTGCTAACTTTATTCGTAATCGTCTAACTCAACTTGAGGTAAGAGGCCAAAACCCAGACGTTATGGAAGGTAAAGCATTCCCGATCACAGTAAGCAGCAATACTTTTACAACTAGAAATCTTGCTGGTACCTCTGATGTTGCACATGGCCTGAAAGCAGATGATGTTGTTAATATTACAGGACTTACGGGAGCTGGAGCATCGGCTATTAATGGCAAAAATCTTTTTGTAAAAGCAATTGCAGGAACTGCTGGTGCCGAAGACGAGTTTACTCTTTCTACTACTAAGGGCGGCTCTGTACTTTCCGTAGGAACAGTTGTTACAACGGACGCAGTTGTTAGAACAGGTATCTATAACTTTACGCTAACTGGCGGAAATCTCACAATTTCTAATAATGTTAATTACTTGGTTCCAGAAGAAATTGGTACGATTAATAAGCCAATCGAGGGTGTGACCGGCGCTAGAGGAATTGGTGGTAATTTTACGTGCTATCTTGTATTTGATGATTCTGCAAGATCAGGTAAGAATACGGGGGCTTCTGCAGACTTTTTCTCAGATCTAGTAAATGCTGATAAAGGTCTTACAAAAGTTGTAAATGACTTTAATATTACTTTCAAAGTAGGCGGAGTTACCTCTGGACAACCCAGAGTTAATTTCACATTCCCGAAAGCACATATTGATGTACCTACTCACAGCATTGAAGATGTTATAGCTTTGGAAACTACTTTTGGAGCTTATACAGAAGATTTTGATACTGTTGATGAGTTTGACATGCAAGTTTTTGGAGTATAATAATACTATACTTATTAAACCCGCTTCGGCGGGTTTTTTCTTTCCAGGTGTTAAAAATATTTCTTGACATTTTTCCTGTCCTTCGATATAATATGTGGTACAAATCAATAATAACTTTTTAAAAGGAACCAACTATGCCCGACAAAAAAGAACCTATTTCTCTAGCGAGTCTTATGACTCCGAGCAAAACAGTAACCCTTGATTTTCCAGGATATCCTGGAATGACAGTAGATGTTTGTTATCTTGCTAGAGAAGAGCTTTTAAAACTTCGTAAAAAATGCGTTAGTACAAAATTTAACAGAAAAACTCGACAGCCCGAAGAAGAGTTAGATGAAGAAAAGTTTCTTGTAGAATATTGTAAAGCAGTGATAAAGGGATGGAGTGGTCTTAAATTTCGATACTTAGAAGAGCTTCTTTTGGTCGATATTTCTGATCTTGATCCCGACGATAATTTGCCTTATACCCAAGAAAATGCAGAGCTTCTTATGAAAAATTCGACAGAGATGGACTCTTGGGTTACTGAAACAGTAGGTGATCTTGAAAATTTTACCAGCAACAAGTAGAAGAAGTAAGTAAGCTACTTGAGCGATATGTAAAAGAATCTTCGGAATTAGATGTAGAAAAATATTTACGTCTTTGTGAACAATTAGGTCAAGAACCAGATCCGTCCAAAATGCCGCTCGAAACTTCTTCATTTCCAGAGGAAGTTCAAGTGGCATTTTTTATATTTTCTTGTTTATCTGATAGGTGGGATGGTATGTCGGGGTCTTACCTAGGAAAACGGTGGGATAATTTAGAATATATATTTAAATTACATAGTGTAACAAATAGGCGTGAAGTATTTTTATTTATGAAAATTCTTGAAGGTCATGTAATGAAGTATAGATTCGAAGAGGCAGACAGAAAACGTAAAGCAGAAGAGCGCAAAGCTAAGTCTGCAGGAGGTGGAAAAAACTACACCCATAACGTGCGTGGCTAATGGCAAAAAATAAAGTTTTTATTGACGTAGTTGTAGATGACCAAGGCACTACAAAACGTGTAGCTGTAAATGCGAAAAAGCTAGGACTAGCCTTAGACAACACTGCTGATTCAGCACTTACTGCTGATCGCAGAATGAAAGGTGCTTCTCAGCAATCTGCAAATGGAACCAAAAACTTTTCAAAAATGGCACAAGGCATCTCCGGAGGTCTTGTGCCTGCCTATGCAACTCTTGCAGCTCAAGTATTTGCTGTTAGTGCTGCTTTTCAATTCTTAAAATCTGCAAGCGAGATAAGAAATCTTATTGCTGGTCAAGAAGCTTTAGGGGCCGCAACAGGTGTAGCATACAAAAGTATAACTAATTCAATAAAAGAGGCAACAGACGGCCAATTAAGTTATACAGAAGCTGCAAGAGCAGCTGCCATTGGTACAGCAGCAGGTCTTAGTCCTTCTCAACTTGATGCACTTGGAAATGCTGCAAAAAATGCTTCTTTTGCTTTGGGAAGAGACCTAACAGATTCTTTTAATCGTCTTGTTAAAGGTGTTACAAAAGCAGAACCCGAACTTCTTGATGAACTGGGTATTACGTTAAGGCTTGCAGACGCTACCGAAGAATATGCAAGAGCTCTTAATAAGCCAGTAAAAGAATTAAGCCAACTTGAAAGAACACAAGCAGTTGCAAATGATGTATTGACTCAAGCAGAGAAAAAGTTTGCTGCAATTGAAAAGATAATGGATCCAAGTGCTGCTGCTTTAAATAAATTTTTAGTAAGTTTTGAATCTCTTATAAATAATATCAAGCAAGGAACGATAAGTGCCTTAATTCCTATTTTTGACTTTTTATCGGAAAGAACCTTAAGTCTCACAGCAGCTCTGGGACTATTTGCTTTACCAATAATTAAATCAATACTACCAAGTTTTGAGGATTGGGGAAATAAAGCTGCAGAAACCTTCGACTTGCAGAAAGAGAAAATTAAAGAATTAGATACTGAGTATGACGGAATAAGAAATACTATTAAAAATCTTGATGCAGATAGAGATCAAGCTTTACGAAACCAACAAGAAGATGCTACAAAAGTTACTGATCAACTAGGCCTTAAAAAAGGTAGAGAGGATGGAAAAGGGGCTGCCGATTTTTTAACAGGAGGTGCCACTAGTAGAACTGCTCAGGTAAACGCAGATAGAGTATTAAAAAATGCTGAAAAACAGATTCAACAGCATGGAGTAGTTATAACGGGAAAGCTAAAGGGTGCAAATGCAAAACAAGTAGCAGACCTAAGAAGTTCTTATGCTCAGAGAGTCTCCATTTTAAAGGGATATGAAAAAAAGCATAGCAGCACTTGGAAAAAAGCAACTTTAGATGTTAAACTGTACGCTGTTAGTACCAAAAAAACTTTAGCGGGTATTTCTAAAGGGGCCGCGGCAGTTTCTGGAAAGGTCGCACGTCTCGTTAGTGGCTTGTTTAGTTTAGCAGGCTGGGTAGGTATTGGACTATTACTTGTAGATGTTTTTAAACAAATGCAAGAAGCTCTTTTTCCGATAGATCCGGCATTAAAAGCGCTAAACGATGCTGCATCAGAAATGACAGAAGAGTTAACTACTCTTAATTTAGAACTAGCTAAAACGGCCGACGTTAAAGCTACTCCAGGTCTCTTAAGTTTGAGCGAAACAGTAATTGCTGTAGGCAATGCTTTTCAATCAGCAGACTTAAATAATAGATTTAAGGAGTTAGAGGGTTTAAAAGGGGCGGATAATTTTGAAGAAGCTAATACGGCCTTAAAAAATACTATTGGAGCTCTTTCTTCATTAAGTCCTGAGTTTGCTGCTGCTGCGGCAAATGTAAAAGATTTTACAAACGAAGCGGAAGTTACTCCTTTAATTCAACTTGCTCAAAAGTTCATGACTGCAGGAGTAGCCACTTCGAGTTTAGCCCAGAATTTAAAAGATGTGGAAGCGGAATTACTAAATTTAGGCAAAGTTTCCGGAGCCGCAGTAGATCCTACAGTTCAACTAATGCAGGTATTGGATACTCAGTCGACCAATTTAGGCAATTCTATAGATGCACAAATAGTAGCATATGAAGAGATAGCAAGGCAGGCAAAAGAAGCAAAAGAGAGAAGGCAAGACGAGCTAGATCTTATTGATGAGACACAAAAGAAATTCGAAAATACTGGCAGAGGAACATTTGCAGAAGGCGCGCCCTACAAACAGGCAAGAGAAAACGTTGCAATAGCAAAAGAAAGATTAGCTCTTACTGACGCACAGATAGAAGCAGAAAAAAAGTTCAGAAAAGCCCTTATAGCACAATTAGAAGTTTTTAGCGAAAATGCTATGCGACGAGCACAAACTTTAAAAGTTTCATTTAAGCTTAATCAGATTCAGAAAGACATTTTAAAGAATGAAAAACAGATAGCAAAAGAGAAGACACTCGGAAGAAATTTAGAAGAGGAATTAAAAAACTTAAATGGAAATCGGCTTGCAAGTACTAATAAAGTTTTGGCCGCGGAAGGAAATTTAGTAAGAGCTCGTTTCGCCGTTGCGAATTTAGCAAGCAGCGAAGATGCAGTAGCAAAGAAAAGAGCCGCTGAAAATTTAACAGCCGCAGAAGCTCAATATGAAATAGCGGTCGACCAAAATACCTTAGAGCAGATAAAAATAGATCTTATGGAAGAGCAAGCAAGAGCCGCAGAGAGAGTTAGAAAAATTACTTTAGAGGCTTTAAATGCTCAAACTAGACTACTTTCCAAGAAAAGACTACAAGATCGAACAGCTGCATTTTCTTCGGATATTTTTGTAGCAGGAAGAGCTGCTCAAACCTCTCGTGAATTGGGAGGCCAAGATGTGCTTAATAGGGCACAAGCAGCCTTGAAAAAACAACAATCGGAAGAAGCACGATTAAAAGCAATAACAACTCAAGGAGGAACCGTTGGCTCGCTCGAACAAATACAAACAGCCGAGGCAGAAGTAAGAGCAGCAAGAGAAAAAGTAGCCTTAGCAACACAAGAGCTAGAACTAATTCAAAGAGCCGGGGATTTAAAAGTTGTAAATCTTGAACGAGAAAATCAAGCCTTAGCATATAGAATTAAAAACTTTTCGCTTAATCCTGCTGAAAGAGAATTTAACGAATTTATTTTACAAGCTGCAAGAGAGGGGATTACTTACAGCGATGAAAAACAAGAACAGATAAAAAAAGAAATACAACTTAGATATGAGCAACAATTAGTTGAAGAAAATTTAATTAATATTGCAAATACTCTAAAAAGTTCTATGGAAGCAGGAATTCAAGGGCTAATAACTGGAACTATGACAGCCAAACAAGCCTTTTTAAGTATGGCTTCCGCAGTACTAAAAGCAATAGCACAAATGATAGCACAAATGATAGTCGCTCAAATACTTGCTTCTAGTCTATTTTCAGGCTTTGGCTTCAATTTTGGAGGAACTGCGGCAGCATCTACTCCTACAGTTACTTCTTCTATGGGTACGGGGAGATTCCGATACGGAGGCATGGTAAACTCTTATGCAGAAGGAGGAGTTGCAACAGGTAAAGACGGAGGCTACCCTGCCGTATTACATGGAACAGAAGCAGTTGTGCCTCTTCCAAATAACCGTTCAATACCTGTTGAGCTTACTGGAAATACCGGTGGAACAAATAATATAACAGTAAATGTAAATATTGACAACGAAGGAAGAGCTACTAGAACATCCTCTAATGATGAAAATATGGAGGGAGGACGTCTTGGAAAAGTAATTGCAGGTGCAGTTCAACAAGAGCTCTTAAACCAAAAACGTGCAGGGGGAATTCTTAACCCCTATGGAGTAGCATAATGGCTCGCGCCTATAGTATTACAGTAAATAGAGACGATGTTTTAAGTACTTTACAAACAAAGTTTCCTTCGTCTGCCACAGAGGACGATTATTTAGATATTTTAAATAAAATATATCCAAATTATAATGCAATAGCAACTGTTGATAGTATATCTGTCCCCGATGGTAATAGAACTGAAGGTGTTTATTCAAATGTTGCTTATACGGGAGGAAGTGGAACAGGGGCTACTTTTACTATAACTATAGATGACACGGGAGCAGCCTCAATTGCTGTAGGATATGGCGGCAGAGGCTATGTAATTGATGATACTATAACTGTAGCGGACTCTGAGCTTGGGGGAGGAGGAGGTCCGTCTTTAACTTTTGATGTTGCTACTGTTACTGCAAATTCTTCCAAAGAAATTACATTTAATAGAAATATAAGTAGAACTTCTAAGCATAGAACTCTTGTTGCACAATTTGGAGACGGGTATGAGCAAAGAGTTTTAGATGGAATAAACTCAAAAACTGAAACATTTGCTTTGCTTTTTTCGAATCGTGACTGGGAAGAAGTAGAGCTTCTTTCAGCCCTTTTTGACGCAAAAGCAGCTCAGTCTTTTAATATAGTTTTACAAAGAGAATCTTTAAAAGTTGTTTGTGACGATTATAATGTTATGTATTCACAATCAACAATACATACCATTAGTGCAAACGTTAGACGAGTATACGAACCGTGACAGATATAATTGATACAGTACAACTTCTTGATGTTGGAGAAGGATTAGTTGAGCTTTTTGATATTACCTTGCCAAATTATGAAAATAATGAAGAGGCAGGTAACTATCATTTATTTAATGCGGAACAGGACGGACCCACTCAAGTATCCTTTAATCAAGTAGAGTATTTAGCAATTCCTATTCAAATAACTGGAATAGAGATAGCTTCTTCAGGTGCAATTGCTCGTCCAACTCTTACAATTGCAAATATTCCTAGTTTAACGGGTGGAGTTTCTAACTCAGAAACTACACTTGATTTAATAAGAAGAGGTGGTAAAAGTTTTGAAATTTCGGGAGCTACTCAGGCTGATCCAGTTGTAATCACCACAAGTGCAAATCATACTTTAATTGATGGCGACAAAATAGAAATAACTGGCATTACTGGAATGACAGAATTAAACGATAAAACTTTTTACATTGATGTATTGAGTACAACAACTTTTGCACTATATACTACGAGTGATCTTAGTACTTCGGAAGACGGTACATCCCATACAGCATACAGTAGTGGGGGCACTTTAACAACTCAAGGAGGAGAGTTAGATGTCAATTTTGAAAGAAATGAAGATTTAATAGGAACAAAAGTAGTTTATCGTCAAACTTTTGCTTCAAAGTTAAATAAGGCGGGTACTTCAGAAACAGAGTTTCCTCCTCAAACATACTATGTAGATAGAATTGCATCAGAAAATAATATATTTGTAGTTTTTGAGCTTGCTTCTCCTCTTGATCTTGAGAAAGCAAAAGTTCCAGCAAGAAACGTAATTGGACAATACTGTGGTTGGAGGTATCAAGGAGTAATAGAAGGTTATGGAGGAGGATGTTTATGGAGCTACAACGAAGATCAACATAGATTTTTTCGAGATGATGACACTGCTTTACCAGATATAAGCACAATTGATCCCTGGGCAACAGGAGATAGTTACAATGCTGGCGATCTAGTAAAAACTGTAGATGCTACTACAGACCAAATACAAATATGGGAAGCAATTTTTGCAAATTCTGGAAAAGATCCTTTATATTATAAAAAATATTGGAAACGTGTTGATCTTTGTGGAAAAACTTTGAATTCTTGTAAAATTCGATTTCAAGGGTATAGTAAAATAGTTTCTTCTATAACAGCATCAGGTACTGAGGCTGAAATTGCTTTTGCGGAAGAACCAAGGTTTTCGGCAGGAGACTCTGTAAGAATTGTATTTAATCCTAGTAATCATGCCTTTGCAGAAAATTTTGGAGAGTCTTACTATACTATCTCAGAGATAGATAACAGTGATCCTTATACAATTACTCTACCTGTAGATATTAGTAGTACGGACGGGTCGGCAACTTATACGGCCTATGTAGATAAAGCTTTAGATCAAAGATTTATTCTTCCTTTTGGAGGATTCCCAGGCTCGAGAAAGTTCCGATGATAGAAGAAATAAAAAAACATTTTGAAGAAGAATACCCTCGAGAGGGGTGCGGGGTAATTGCTATAGTAAAGGGTAAAAAGCGTTGGTTTCCGTGTGAAAATGTTGCACCTGATGAAGATAATTTTATTTTATCTTCATCAGACTATTTAAATATAAAAAGAAGAGCAGATATTTTCGCAATTGTGCATAGCCACCCCAATGCTTCAAATGAGGCTTCTCAGCATGATATAGATTCTTGCAATGCTTTGGGAATTCCTTATTATATATTTAGTTATCCTGAGATGGATTTAAATATTGTAGAGCCTATAAAAAAAGCTTATCCACTAATAGGTAGAGAATATAAATTTGGAGTAAAAGACTGTTTTGAAGCTATGAGGGACTATTTGGAGAGTAAAAATATAAGTATACCTCCTAGAATTCTTTTCGAAGATAATTGGTGGGATAGAGATTTAAACTATTTTTGTCCTGAAGTTATAGAAAAGTGGGGCGGAAAAGAAATTCCTTTATCAGATATGAAGCCAAATGACGTTCTTATTTTTAAAATAAGAAATACTGTTCCTGACCACTGTGGAGTATACCTGGGAAATGATGTATTTTTTCACCATGCAGAAAATAGGCTTTCTTGTAGAGAAAATTTATATCCGTTTTGGGCAGAACATATAGTAGGAGCGTATAGATATGTTGCGTAAAGTATACTTAGAAGGGGAAATTGCAGATAAGTTTGGTTCAGAATTTGATATGGATGTTTCTAATTTTGGAGAAGCTATTCAATGTTTTGAAACTAATTTTAGTAATTTTCGTAACTACCTAATGGAATGTCAAGAAAAAGGTATAGGATTTGTATGTTCAGTTGAAGGCAAGCCTATTCAAGAAGATCATGAAATATTATTCAAGTACCCTGAGGGCTCATTTACTATAGAAGCAATCCCAGTAGGCTCCAAAAGAGCTCTCGGAAAAATTCTTGTAGCTATAATTCTTATTTATATAGGTATTCAAACTATGGGTGCTGGCGGTGGTTTAGCTAATACAGCTTTTACAACAGCAGCAGGTTTTAAAGTAAGTTACGGAATGGTACTTGGAATGACAATGGTTTCTGCGGGAATATCCCTTGCAATGGCAGGTATACAGCAAATGATGGCTCCAGACCCTTCTGTAGATTTAGATAATCAACAAGATAATACTTATCTTTTTCAGGGAGCGGGACAGACTTTGATAGAAGGAGAACCGGTTCCAATTTTATACGGAAAATTAAGAATTCCTGGAAAACCGATATCATTTGAAATTAAAAATGAGAACAGAAGTTTTACTGACTATGTGCAACCAGGCTTAGATTTTGTAGTTCCAGATGACTCTGGAGGAAATAGCTCAGACGGAGGCACAGATTCTCCTTCTGAAGATCATGGGCCCACTCAAAAGTTTAATGATTAGTAGGAATAAAAAATGACAACAGGATCTACAAAACAATATATTGGCGTAATTGATATGCTTTGCGAAGGGCCTATTCAAGGCCTTGTTGATGGAAGTAAAACTTCTGTTTATGTTAATGATATACCTTTTGAAACCTCAGAAGTTGTTGGCTCTTTAACTAATTCTACTGATAGTATTTTTGGCCTTGCCACTCTTGATGCAAGTGGAACAAATGTAACTGATGTTCAGGGATTTACAGTCAAAGAAAGTGATATTGGAAAATTTATAATTGTAGATGTAAAGTCTTGTCCCGTAACCGTATCGTTTACAAGCACTGAATATGGAATTTTTGTAAATTTAACTGGAACGAGTGATGACAATAAGCTAACAGAAGATTATAGTACTTCGACAAGTAATACTACTTTTGTAAGAATAACTTCTTCTTCAGGTTTTAGTCTTGAAAGAGACATTACTGTTAGTAGCGGTTCCGCTGATGAGGGAGTAGGGAATGGATACGCCCTTATAGATATGAGGGCTACCCCGACGGGACAACAATGGAGTTCTACAGAGGATTATACAGCCACTTTAGTGTCAGCAGTAAAAATAGCTACTGTTGATGAAGAAAATAATGAGTTTACTGTTGAAAGTGCTATTAGTTCAAGCGACTTAAATAATGCGAAATTTGTTATTCAAGATGCGAGAGCTGAGGATTCTGACTCTCCCACCGCAAACTCTCAATCTATTATTTCTAAAATCGATGGTTCTACAGTACAGTTCAGAAATGGAGAACTTTATCAAGGTCCTGTAACTCCCGTGCACAGTTTATCCGGGGGTGTTAGTATTGCAGGGGGAGGCAATGCCACAGAGCTTTTTCAGTCAAATGATGGTGATATAGACCTTAATAATAATTATGGGTTTACGAGCTATGATATTGGAGGGTATCCTATAGGTCAAAGTTTTGATAAAAACTCAGGCCCTGCTCTTGTTATTCCAAGTAGTGGGGGCACTGGACCTAATTTCAATTTAACAACTGCTCAGAGAAGTCAAGTTGATGAAGTTAATATTCGAATAAACTATCCAACTTTAATTACTTATGATAATACTAATGGGGATAAAAGTAGTGCAAGTGCGATTTATGTATTTCAAATAGCTGTAAATAAAGAAGGGAGTTGGAGTAGCTATAAAACGTTATTTAGTCAGTATGGGGGAAAAATTGTTCATACAGCAAAGACCACCGCTCCTGTTAGTTTTGGTCATACTATAGGATTAACTCGATTTAAACCATTTGATGATTTTCGAATTCGTATACTTCGTCTTACTCGTCCAGCGGGGCTTCCTGTATGGAGTAATGGAAGTAATGGAGGAAAGACTAATAAAGATGATTGGTCATGTCAAGCAGCTTCTCAAGTAGGGGGAGCAGATTTAACTTCTACAATTAAAGATAATCTTTCCTACCCCTATACTGCTCATGCAGGAGTTAGTTTTTCTTCTAAATCTTATAGTTCTCTTCCTACTCGTAGTTATCTTCTTCAAGGCAAAAAAGTAAGAATTCCTAGTTCTTACACCCCTCGGGAGTATACAGAAGATGGAATTGCAAAATATGACACTTATTGGGATGGTACTTTTAAGAAAAATCCAGATACAAATAGACACTTGTTATATTATACAGATAATCCTGCTTGGGTTTTTTATGATATATTAACTAATGATCGCTATGGTGTTGGAAAATGGATTGACAAAGACATCATAAATAAATTTTCCCTCTATAGAATTTCCAAGTATTGCGACGAGCTTGTCGATGATGGTACAAAATACTCTGGAGGAAGCACTCTAACTGTAGGAAAGACTTATAAAATTAAAGAAGTAGGTACAACAAGTTGGACCTCTCTAGGGGCCGCAAGTAATACTGTGGGTGTTACTTTTATAGCAACTGGCACCGCTGTAACGGGAACAGGGGTAGTTTCCGGACAAGAGCCTAGATTTCGTGCAAATTTATTTTTTACAAGACCTACTGAAGTTTATAAAGTACTTAAAGATATGGCTACGGTTTTTCTTGGAATGCTTTATTGGCTTGATGGAAAAGTTACACCAGTACAAGATGTGCCGGGAGAGCCTGTTTATACTTTTTCAAAGTCAAATGTTATTAACGGTGTCTTTAACTACGAAAGTACTGGTAGACAAACTCGTCCAAATCAGATTGTTGTAACTTGGAATGACCCAAAAGTAAACTATGAGCAAGTCCCCCTTATTGTAGAAGATAGAAACGATATAGTTGCACGAGGAAGAATTATTTCAGAGAATGCAGTTGCGATGGGAGCTACATCAGAAGGACAAGCTCTTCGATACGGACGATGGAAACTTTGGACTGCTCAGAATCAGACGGAAATTGTATCTTTTGAAACTGGACTTCAAGGGGCCTATTTACGTCCAGGAGATATAATTAATATTCAAGATAGAGATCGTTATGGAGTCGATTTTAGTGGTCTTGTAAAATCTTTTAATTCAAGTTCCAGTGCAGTAACTTTTGATAGAGCTGTTACAAATCTTTCAAATGCTAACACTTGGGAATTAAATACAGTTGTAACTAACTTTGCAGCTTTTTATACTGGTGTAGATCCTCTTCATATAGATAATTCTACGGGGTATAAAGTATTTGCTCCTGGGGCTGGGATTACAACTTTTAACAAAGGAGATAGGTTTACTTCAACTTTTTGGTATCCTGATGCAACTCCTGATAGTGGCTCTACTATTGATCTTGATGATATTCCTTCTTTTTATTCTGGAAGCACCGATTTATATGATAGTAATGTAACAGATGCGGAAAAACTTGTATCAAATGCTCATGTATTGTTCGCAGAAACAGGGGGACCTCTTGGTAACACAGGTTTAAATACTGGATCTGGTTATAACTATGAACCTCTTCCTTTAGACTGGAAAGAACATACTTATGTTGTAAAAAAGGCTGGCACGTTAAATAACGATAAAAATGTTTTTACTCCTACAGTTGTATATGATGCTAATGAGCGCCCCACAGCAGGAAGTGTTTGGGCCTTGTACTCGGAAGACGCCGTAGGAAGAAATATTCTAGGAACTACGAAACAATATCGAGTTGTTGGAATTGCACAGAGTGATGAAAAAAATACTTATGGACTTTCTGCAGTAGAGCATTATAATATTAAGTATGATGCTGTAGATAAAGACTATAGTTTAGGAGCAACTCCAGAAAATGTATTTCCTACAACTGAAAATACTGATGAGGATGTTCCGGCTCCGGAAAATATTTATGTGGTTCTTAAAACAGACTCCACAAAACGAGGAGAAGAATTCGATATAGAATGGACAACTCCGCAAGAAAGCTATACTATTAGCCCCGGGGTTACTGGCACAAGAGACTATTCTTTCTTTAGTGAGTATGAAGTTTCTCATAATGTCCCAGAGATGCCTAGTCCTTTACGAACTACTCGTAATTCTATCTCATTCACAGGAGTTCCTGATGGTCAATACGTATTTAGAGTTCGCACTGTATCAAGAAAACAAAATTACTCTCGATATACATCTACAGAATATGCCGTGGATGATCCTTTTGCAACCGATATTCCTAGAGTAGTAGGAGGACTACCAAAAGGATTAATTGCGAATAGTACTTTTTATAAGGTAGCCGGGTCTGATTCTTTAGACTATGACTCTTTGTATAGGTTGGAATGGGAAAGTTCTACTCCTATAGGTCACTCTATTGGAAGTGAATTTACTTTAAGCTCTGCTAATACTGCAGCAATTAGTGTCTCTCTAAATGATGTTCCTCTTTATGGATTAGTAAATAATGGATTTCCTCGTGCAGAGTATTCGCCAGGTACTTATCCTGCGGATAGAGGAGTAGATGGAACCAAACCAGATTCAACTTGGCACTACTTGCTTTTTGATGGAGGAAACTGTACCTTAGCTCATTGGAACACTACAAGTTTAGATGGGCTGCCCTTTATGCAAAAAATTCCAGAATTGGGGGATGCTGAGATACCCTCTATTCAGTGGATTAGCATTTCTGGATATCGAGGAGCTTCTCAGACTTGGGACGAACTTAATAATGCATCATTGGCAAAAGGTTCTAATAAGTTAGTAGGATCAAGTAATCTCTCCCTGAACCTTAGAGATATTGTTCATTTTGCAGGAAGGGATATTGATTTCGCCCATTATAAACTAGATAATATTTCCATTCTTTCCTCCAAACAAACCGCAGAAGTAGATATTCGTGCTTACTTTGAAGAAGAAGGCCCGGGTACTGCGTCTACGAATATTAATATAAAAAATACCCTTAATTGGCGAAATGGGGATATAGTAAGTTTCGAAAGAGTAGAATATGGGAATGCAGGAGATCTCAGCCCTCTTAATGGAAACTATTATTATGTAAATGTTGACTACCATAATGGCTTAAACCCTTCGCAATTTAACTTATGCCTACTCTATAAAACATATGAAGCAGCAGTGAATCCTGCTAGTGTAGAAGAAACCGCGGGAAGTTTTATAGTAGACGAAGAGTATACTATTATTTCTGTAGGAACTACTACGACTTGGGCAGACGTAGGAGTATCCGGTACTGCTACTGTAGGAAGTACTTTTACAGCATCTGCAGCTGGTTCGGGAAATGGTAAAGCAATACTTTCTAAGCACTTAGTATCTTCTTCCGATATTGGAGGAACTTTTACCTCATATACTGGATATATATTTCCAAGTAAGGTAAAAGCTGCAAAAGTAACTGCAATTATAGACAGTACTACTGTACTTCTTGATAGAAGCTTTGATGAAGATATTAGTAGTCGACCCATATATAAACTTAATTATAGACCTGGGTATAATAATGATGCCGTATTTGGAAGAGTTAAGTGGAGCGGTTATGATAACTCTGCAAGTGCGCATCAATTTATTTTAGACAAGTTTATTACCGTAGATCCTGGATTAGTTGTAGAAGGCCTTCAAGTTCTTGTGACTCCTTCGACTTCTGTTCTTCAGTATAATGCGGATGGCACTACTCAGACTACCAATGTAAATGGGGATATAACAGCTAGAATTGATGCGATCGGATTTAAAAATCCACAATTTAGAATTGTAGAAGTAGAGGGCGGGGGCAATGGAGTAGATAGAAGTGACTACACGGCGACTTGGAATAATCCAACAAATACTGGAGGATTCTTTTATAGTGAAGTTATAGCAACAGGAGCTAACCCGAACGAATCTGATAATATACCTTTTGAAGAAGCCGAACCTCTTGTAATTACAGCGGAAGTAAGAGAGTCAAAAGCAATAGATATTAATGCTTTTGGTACTGGTCAGATTACAAAAGTAACTTCAGGGTCAGATGGACTTGATGGTAAAACAGTTCATTTAACCTCTGAAGATTATAGCATTATTTACGACGAAAGCGGTGCAAATCCTTCATTAAACGGAGCAGATACTACAATAACACTTACTGCGGAAGCTTTTAACTTTACAAATCCGCAATTTAAATGGACTCTTATAGAAGATTTTGCAGATGATTCAGCTTTTACTACTAGCGACAGCACTCAAAACGGATATACTTGGGGCACGTTCAAAGAAAATGACTCAGGTACTGGAAATGACTTTATTTCAACCGCTACTATTGCTTTACCAAGTACTTATCTAGGTAATTGGAACAATACTAAGCTACAAAAACAGTTTACAGTAAAAGTAGAAGTTGCTGAAGAAGATGATCCAACTACAGTAGTAGAAGCATTCGATGAAGTATCTATTATCGGAGTTCACGCAGGGAACGGAGGAAAGTGGGTAATTCTTAGTAATCCTAGCCATACTGTTGTTACCGATGGTGCTGGAAGTATAGACGCTGCCTATGATTCAAATACAAATGCAGCGGGATTCGCAACAGCAGAAAATTCAGGAACAACTATAGAGGTTGGACGAGGCGATAAAATTCTTTCTCCTTACACTGTTACTGTTAATGGAGTTACTTCGCAAGGAAGCGAAACTGATTGGAATGATCTTTCCTACGACGAAAAAGAGAATAAATATTTTATAAAATATACTGAAAATTCTGACGGTTACTTTAATAAAGGTGCCGTAAGTTTTAATGGTAATTTAACAGTTCTTGGGGATCATGAGTTTTCAATAAACGGCTGGACTGCAAATACGGCATCTCTTGGTATTCAAGTGTACCCTGAAGTAGATACTACGTCTTCATCAGGGGTTATAAATATAGCTCAGGGATTTTCAAAATCAAAGAAAGGGTTTGGAGGAATTGCTGTAATTAATAGTAATTCTTTTGAAAGTTTACCTGTTGATAAAAATAATAATGTTCTTGTTAATTCAAGTTTTGATGCTTATACTCTTACTGCTACAACTATAAATGTATTTATGGGAGGAGTAAATCTTCCATATTATGGAACATCTACTGCAGAGGCTACAGCCAT